TATGAACCTGCGCATACGTGGTTTCTTTTCAATACTCAAGTCGAGCATACTATCTTTAACTATGAAGGTGATCGGTATGTATTTGTTATGAAGTTTGAGAACGATTCATTTGATGAATTATGTTTTGAGGATATTTTGAACTATTATGAAACCATCAAATCCGTTTGATTATGTAAACTCAATCAACCAGACTAAACAGAATATTATGAGAGAGACAGATAATGATCAGTTGGCTGAGAAGGGGTACGCACCATTCTTAACTAATCGATCACTATCTTATCATCATGACACTGTTTCTCTGGCAAATGAAATGAATCAGAGATCGCATATTGATCATTTGTTGCAATATGAGTTTTTCCTAAATAGTGTGAGATCTAAGAAAAGATTTTCGAAGTGGGAAAAGAAACAAGATCATGGTGATCTTGAAGTCGTAAAGGAGTATTTTGGTTATGGTGATATCAAGGCATCCCAAGCACTCAATATACTCTCCCCAGAACAGATTAACACTATAAGAAAAAAGTTATATAAAGGTGGAAAAAATGCTGAACACTCTGGTGGAGGTTCGACTCAAAAAAGATGATGACTTTCTTAAGATAAGAGAAACACTGACGCGTATTGGCGTTGCGTCTCGAAAAGACAAAACAATCTATCAATCGTGTCATATTTTACACAAACAAGGCAAATACTACATTGTACATTTTAAAGAACTATTTGCCTTGGATGGTAAACCATCAAACTTTGGCGATGAAGACCGTGCAAGAAGAAATACAATTTCAAATTTAATCTCCGAATGGGGGTTGGTGGAACTGGTAGATGAAGACAAATCTAAAGAACCAATTGCACCTTTAAGTCAAATCAAGATTTTACCTCATCGAGAAAAAGATGAGTGGAGCTTGGTTGCTAAATACAATATAGGAAAGAAAAAATAGTATGAGTAATTTTGAAGACGTTGGTCTGTTCATGAGTACCTTTGGACAAGAAGTCAAAGAGAAAGCAGAGTTTCCAGACAACGACACTATCGTATTGAGATTAGAACTGATTGAAGAAGAATTAAAAGAATTGCGTGAAGCAATCGGCAATGCTGACATCGTAGAGGTTGCCGATGCACTGACTGACATTTTGTATGTCACGTATGGTGCAGGTCACGCATTCGGTATAGATTTGGACAAATGTTTCCAAGAGGTGCAAGAGTCCAATATGAGTAAGTTGGATCACAACGGTGAACCAATTTACAGAGAAGATGGTAAAGTCATGAAAGGACCGAACTACTTCTCACCAGACTTGGCAAGTATTGTCGAGTAAGAGCACATGCCATTGGGTGTGCATTTTTAAACTTGCTTAATAAGGAGTCAATTATGACAACATTTCCTACACTAAACTTTGCGTCGAAAGACCTCGAAAAATTCTTTGTTGGGTACGATCAGGTATTTGATCGTCTACGTGAGTTTCACGATACTGCAACAAAGAACATTCCTAACTATCCCCCATACAACATTAAAAAGACAGACGACAACACATATGTCATTGAGATGGCAGTCGCAGGTTTCGGTAAACAAGATATCGAGATCGAAACTGAAGGTGATAAGTTAGTCATCAAAGGTAATGCAGAACAGACAGAGGGAGATCAGGATACTCTGTATCAAGGTCTTGCACTGCGTCCATTCACTCGCATGTTTACTCTCAACGATCAAGTTGTAGTTGATAATGCAGAGATGATCAATGGTCTTCTGAAAATCACATTGGAACGATTAGTTCCACAATCTCAGCGTACCAAAGTAGAGATTAAGTAATCTTAGGGGGACAAGTTGTCCCCCTTTTTGAGGAGTATATCATGAAAATTTCTAAGATTCCCGGTTGTGGTAGTTTTGGTGTCATCATCGATGATATTGATTTTAATCATATAACAAATGAAGAGTGGATGGAAATTGGTAAGATTCACTTGAAAGAGATGGTCACGATCATTCGAAATACCAATCTAGATAAGACAAGTTATTTCAATTGGATGCAGAAATGGGGAAGAGACCGCCTTACCTATGAAGGAATGCTTCACAAAAAATATCCTCAATGGGATGGAAGGTGGGAGTCATTCTTTGGCCAGCAAGATCAGTGGGATGAGTCGGATGCAAAATCTGTATACGGTTATCTAAATGTTTTGGAACATGATCTTTTGGAACAGGGTAAACTCATACGCGTATGTGGTGGATTCAATGAACAGGGGAATCCCAAAGGACTTTTTGCTGATGGTGAGTTGCTATGGCATTCAAATGAGTCTGGAAACATTGCATTTGCCCCCGGTGTTGCTCTTTTAGGTTATGAAAATACAACCAAATCTGCAACAGGATTTTTGACAACTGTAGACTACTATAATGATGTTTCAGAGAGTTTTCGATCTGAACTTGACGAAATGATTCTGATTCATAATTTCACTGAAGGAAGAATCAATCCCGGTCTCAATAACGAACAAGACAATCTGTTGTATAAAAACATGGCACCGGATGTCAATGCTGAAATTCCTATGGTAATGCAAAGTCCATATGGTCACAAAGGACTGCATTTTAGTTTCAATACCGTTACTGGTATTAAAGGAATGTCTGATTCAGAAGCAGATAAAATTCTTTCTCGAATTAAAAAAGAATTAGACGTTGATAAATACAAGTACGATCATTGGTATCAGAACGATGGTGACTTGTGTTTGTTTGATAATAGTATTACTCAGCATAGAAGATTGGGTGAGACAAAAGATAGATTGTGTTATCGATATCAATACGATTACACGCATCTTCAAGACAAACCGTGGATGCCTTATTTACAACAACCTTACATTGACAGATACATTGATAGAATTACATCTGTGGTGTCTGCGTTGAATACTAAAGACTTTAAATTGCCCGAAAGGAGAGAATATGAAACTATCTAAGAATTTTACAATGGCAGAGTTTACTAAGTCACAAACTGCTGAACGTAAAGGGATTGACAATACACCAGAAGGAGAACACCTCGATGCCGCGGTTGCTCTTTTCGAAAATGTTGTACAACCTGTACGAGATTTTTTTGGTCCTACTGTCATTAATAGTGGTTATCGTTCCCCTGACCTTAACGCTGCTGTTGGGGGATCTAGTAAATCTCAGCACTGTAAAGGTGAGGCAGTGGATATTGAAGTTCCGGGAGTTCCTAACGCAGAACTCGCAGAATGGATCAAAGATAATTTGGAATTTGATCAGCTCATATTGGAGTTCTATACTTCTGGCATTCCAGATTCTGGTTGGGTACATGTTAGTTACAAAGCAGATGGAGATAATCGTAAGTCCATTCTGACCGCGGCACGTGTAGACGGGAAGACACAGTATAGTGAAGGTATCAATGCTTAAGGATAAAGCACGTAAGATCTGGCACAAGTTGCTCAAGGCAGAAGCAAATCATCGTCGGAAAAAAATTGCCAAACATGAAATGCGATTACTTCAATTAGAGTTGAAATTGAAAGATGAAAGCAAATAAATGGCATGGAGGTAAAGGGTCTGCTCCCAGACCCATTATCGACTCTGATGCATATGCAAAAAATTGGGAAAAAATCTTCAACGATGGTAAAGTCCATGACAAATGTGGTACACCAGATTGTTGTGGTGAATGTGATACGGCAGACAAACCGATTATAAATAGTACAAACAAATAAAGAGACTTTAACATGGCAGCCATAGATTTTCCGGATAGTCCAAGCAACAATGATATTTTTTCTTCTCAAGGTAAAAGTTGGAAGTATAATGGTGTCAAAGGTGTTTGGAAAACAGCATCGACTACTACTACTGCAAATCTTCAAGCACTAGAAGAATCTGTGATACCTAGTGCAAACGTCACATATGACTTGGGTTCATCTACCAATGCATTTCGTGATTTGTATCTTGCGGGTAGTACACTGTATTTGGGAAATGGTCAAATCACATCAAGTGCAAACGGTTCAGTAACACTTCCAAGTGGATCTAAAGTTGGTAATACCGATTTATCTTCATTAGGTGGAGGCGGAGTCGATGCATCTTCATCATATACATATTCTATTCTTTTTGGAGGCTAATTAAATGGCAGATCCTAATCTATTAAGTATAACAACAGTGCAAGGCAAAAGTGTTGGATCAACTCCGTCGAATACCAGTAGTTCAGTAATCCTTGCAAATTCCTCTGGTTCCGGAAAATCTTTAAAAATTAACACGATCATGGCATCTAGTTCTGATTCCGAAACTGTAACATCAACGGTTGCGCACAACGATGCCGCGGCAGGAAATGGAACATCAACTCCAATAATTAGTGATGGTGAAATACCTCCCGCGGCATCATTAATTATTGTTGATAAACAAACCTCATTTTATCTGGAGGAAGATTCATCACTTGTTGTGACATCCGGTACTGCTAATTCAGTTAGTTTTTTTGTAAGTTATGAAGAGATTTCATAATGTCAAATAGATATATTGGTGGAGTACTGAGTAATACTGTCGATGTGTCGTTAGGAGAGAATGTTTCTGGTGGATCAGGAATATTTACAACTTCTCAAGCATCACAAGCAAAGGGTGTATCAGGAAGAAATATCATACCTCCAATCACTGCAGACTTTTTAGTCATCGGTGGTGGTGGCGGTGCAGGTGGTGTCATCGGTGGTGGCGGTGGTGCCGGTGAACTTTCGTATCATACTGATATAGTACTCACTTCTGGAACCACATATAATTTTACCATAGGTTCAGGTGGATCAGGTGGGATAGGTTATAATAATGGTGCATCATCTGATGGAACCAATGGAGCAAATACTGTTGCGCAGGTAGGAAATACTGAAGTCACCGCAGTTGGAGGTGGTGCAGGTGGTGGTAACTACGCAGGTGGAGCAACTGGTTTCGACGGTGCTTCTGGTGGTGGCGGTGGTGCGGCAGGTTCTTCCTCTCCTAGTGGAGGTTCTGCAACTGTTAGTTCGGGGTTTGACGGTGGCAGTGGTGGTGATTCGCACGCCGGTGGTGGTGGTGGTGGATCTGGAGAAGCAGGTGATGATGTAACAACTGCAGTCGGGGCAGGTCAGGTTAATTCTTCATATGGTTTTGGTCATGGTGGAGATGGAACTCAAAACAGTATTACCGGAACATCTACTTATTATGCCGCAGGTGGCGGTGGAGGTGCTAGATTTGATCAAGGATATGATTATTGGCCCGGCAGTGGTGGTGCAGGTGGTGGTGGAGACGGTGGTCACCGATCCGTTTTAAATGATTATGAAGGTTATGGTTTTCATGGTTTTACTGGGTATATAGAACAAAATGGTGCGGCAGGTACAGGATCTGGTGGTGGTGGAGGTGGATATCACCAACCCAGTAATAATAGAATTGGTGGTAATGGTGGAAGTGGCGTTGTTATAGTCAGATCAACATCGACTGCGACTGCAACTACTGGATCTCCTACCACATCAACCGATGGAAGTTATACGATATATAAATTCACTGCAACGGGTTCGATTACATTTTAGGGAGTTGATATGGCAAATTTTGCAGAACTTGGATCTAATAGTGAAGTTTTGAGGGTAATAGTAGTTCATAACAATGAATTACTTGATGAAACTCAAAGAGAAGTCGAACAAAAAGGTATTGACTTTTGTCATAATTTGTTTGGAGGAACTTGGATCCAAACTAGTTATAATAGAAATTTCCGAAAAAATTTTGCATCGAAAGGGTTTACCTATGATTCAGAAAGGGATGCATTTATTCCACCTAAACCTTATGAATCTTGGATTTTAAACGAAGATACTTGTCTATGGGAATCTCCTGTCTCATATCCAGATGATGATGAAATGTACTATTGGAACGAAGAGACAACCTCGTGGGTTTTAGTGGAATAATATCTAACTCCTTGTTATTACTCGTGAAAATAAATTCAAAAAAGTGTTGACTTCTCTCTCAGATTTGGTATTATAGTACTGTGATTGAGAGAGAGGTAAACAACATGATGAACGAAGCAATCCAAAACCTTAAAGCAAGAATGATCGAAGACTACAACCAATGGACACTAGGGTGTGCCAAAGGTCAGTTGAGTGATCGCAACAAAGAAATGATGGCAGAGTATGCTGACGGTATCGAGTTTACCGAAGGTAGTAAATACGTCAAAGTGATTCAGAACCGCAGTGCTTGGGGTTTCATCGTCGCAACCGACAACGATACGAAATTCAAGAAAGGTGATATCCTGATGGCGGCAGGTTGGGCAAAACCTGCACGTAACAAAGCACGGGGTAACATCTTTGACCTAGACAACACACGTGTCCAGTGGACAGGTGCCAACTACTTATAAGGAGTAATATGACTTACGCAACTAAAGAAAAAACAATCCTCGTCGACTGCGACGGGGTTCTACTTGATTGGGAATACGCATTCCATGCTTGGATGACACGGCATGGATACACAGTCGTCGAAGGAATGGAGAACGAATACAAAGTCAACGAACGGTACGGTCTTACGCGTACTGAGGGTAAGAAACTGACACGGATGTTCAACGAATCTGCGTGGATTCGGAAACTCCCTCCACTACGTGACGCAATCAAGTATGTCAAGAAGTTGCACGAAGATCATGGATACGTGTTCCATGCGATTACAAGTCTCAGTGACGATCCATACAGTCAGCATCTACGGACAAAGAACCTGATTGAGTTATTCGGTCCTACAGTGTTTGAACGGTATGTCTACCTTGACACTGGTGCTGACAAAGACTTAGCACTTGCGGAATACTGCGATACCGATTGCTACTGGGTTGAAGACAAACCAGAGAACGCAAACGTCGGTGTCCTCAACGGTCTTGATTCAATCCTGATGACACACGATCACAACGTGGATTCACTTGTCAGTGAGGGTGTGACACGGGTGTTGAACTGGAAAGAGATCTATGATATAATTACCGGATGAGATTTTACACAAACTTTTATACAAAGGGAGACACCGTATACATTCGGGGTTACCACAACGGGAAACGCAAAGTGGAACAGATAGAGTATTCACCTACTCTGTTTGTTCCTTCTCGTAAGTCTAATACTGTATGGAAAACCATTCACGGTGAACCTGTCGAACCTATCGAGCAAGGTTCTATACGTGAAGCACGTGATTTTGTCAAACGGTATGAGGATGTGGACAACTTCACTATCTATGGAATGACCAATTATGAGTATGCGTGTGTCAATGACAACTACGGAAATGACTTTGATCCTGACGTGATTAAGGTTGCAAACATCGATATCGAGGTCGGATCTGAAGACGGGTTCCCTAACCCTGAAGATGCGAATCAACCTGTAACAGCAATTACGGTTTCTTGTCGTGGCAGATATTTTGTTTTTGGCATCGGTGAGTATAACAATACTCGTACTGATGTATCTTATGTGGACTGTCGTGGGGAAAGACGACTTCTAGATGTGTTCCTCAATTTCTGGGAGAAGATCGATCCAGATATTATCACAGGGTGGAACGTGGACGGATTTGATATTCCCTATCTCGTCAATCGTATCACAAAACTAATGGGAGATAAAGAAGCACGTCGTCTGTCACCTGCACGATGGATTAAGACAAGAGAATTCAAAGGCAACTTTGGTAAGGTCACTAAGGAGTACACTCTCACTGGTCTTACGGTACTTGACTATCTACAGCTCTACAAGAAGTTCACTTACACACAGCAAGAGTCATACAAACTAGATCACATTGCATTTGTGGAATTAGGGCAGAAGAAGCTTGACTACTCTGAGGTGGAGACACTGCATCAACTTTACAAGACAGACTATCAGAAGTTCATCGACTATAACATCAAGGACGTTGAACTGGTAGATAAGTTAGAAGACAAGATGCGTCTGATTGAACAGGCAATGACTATCGCATATGATGCAAAAGTCAATCTCAATGATGTCTTCACGCAGGTACGCATGTGGGATGTGTTGATTCATAATTATCTGTATGATCGTAACATTGTCATTCCTCCAAAGGATTCACATGGCAAGGATTCAAAGTTCTCAGGTGCTTATGTAAAAGATCCTCAAGTGGGTATGCACAATTGGGTGATGAGTTTCGACTTGAACTCTCTTTACCCACACTTGATTATGCAGTATAATATCAGTCCGGACACATTTATTGAAGGAGAGTACACCGACACATCTGTCGATCAATTGGTTGCAAACCAGATACCAGAGTGTCCAAAAGACCAAGTATTGACACCAAATGGATATCATTATATCCGTGAGCATCAGGGGTTCTTGCCAGAGATGATGCAGTTGATGTATAATGAAAGGGTGCAGTACAAAAAGAAAATGCTTGAAGCACAGTCAGAACTTGAAGAAGTAAATAGACAACTAAAGGAACTATCATGAAGAAAGATGACATCGTAGCAGTCGTTACTGTTGCAGGAGAATTCGTCGGCAAGTATCACACGACGATAGACGGGAACGTTCATTTGAACGACCCTCGCATGTTGATTCAAAATCAACAAGGTATGGGATTTGCGTCAGGTATTTGTGTAACTGGTCAGATGAATCCAGATTCAGTAATCTTCAACGATTACGTGTTCATCACACCCGTCAATGAAGATATTGAGAAAGCATATCGAGGTGCGGTAAGCGGTCTAGTCCTTTGAACAAAGAGCAACTATTAACTCGAAAGAGGCAACTTGAGAAAGACATAAGTAAATATAAGAATCTTCAGCTTGCCAAGAAGGTTCAATTGAATTCTGCTTATGGTGCTTTGGGCAATGAATACTTTCGTTTCTTTGACATTCGTATCGCAGAATCAATTACTTTGGGAGGACAACTGTCCATTCGATGGATTGAGGCAAGAATGAATGAGTATTTAAATAGCCTTCTAAAGACAGAGGATGAGGATTATGTCATTGCATCGGATACAGATTCGTTATACATTTCTTTTGACTCTCTGGTTAACACAGTGTTTAAGCAGAGAGATGAAGTATCTAACCTTGATACAGACAGGGTGGTCAAATTCTTGGACGACATTGCTGAAAAGAAAATTGAACCGTTTATTGATAAAAGTTATCAGGATCTTGCTGATGTAATGCACGCGTATGAGCAGAAGATGTTCATGAAACGTGAAGCAATTGCAGACAAGGGTATCTGGACTGCAAAGAAACGTTACGCACTCAATGTCTATGACAACGAAGGTGTACGATATGCAGAACCCAAGTTGAAGGTGATGGGGTTGGAGATTGTCAAATCATCTACTCCCTCATCCTGTCGAGATGCACTCAAAGAAGCAGTTAAGTTGATCATGAACTCAGATGAAATCACTGTTCAGAAGTTCATCGCAGACTTCCGCACAGACTTCCGCAAACTTCCATTCGAAGACATTGCATTCCCTCGTGGAGTCACAGACATTACTAAATATCGTGATGCAGATAAGAGTGTTCCTATTCACGTCCGAGGTAGTCTGCTATACAATAATCTAATCAAGGAGCATAAACTTGAGAAACGGTTTGAAACAATCAAGGATGGGGAGAAGATCAAGTTCTGTTACCTCAAACAACCCAATCCCATTAGGTCTAACGTCTTGAGTATACATACAAGTCTACCTAAAAAGTTCGGTGTCAATGACTACATTGATTATGACAAACAGTTCAGCAAAGCATTTCTTGAACCTATCAGTGCCATTCTTAGTGCAATCGGTTGGGAAGCAGAAAAAAGATCAACACTAGAGAGTTTTTTCGGATGAGTGAAGTAACTAAAAAGAGACACTTTGCGAAGGCAGTTACATGGAGAATCATCGCATCTGTTACGACAGCAATAATTGCATGGTATTTTGGATTGCCTCCCAAAGCAGTAGGAGCAGTGTTCGTTGCCGACTTAATCATTAAGTTTGTATTGTACTATGCGCACGAACGTATCTGGTATAAACACATAAAGTTTGGAGTAAGAAATGTCTGATTTTGATTTCGGGTTCACGATGGTGGATGAAGACGAACTTGACATTGTTAAGGAAGTCAAATCAACAGCAGAGTCAACCGCATCAGAGGTTGACAAATACAAAAAAAAGTGCGATACTTTATATAACATGATGCTACCTTTATTGAATAATCTCGCTGCTAATCCTGACAAGGATTATATCAAGTGGAAGGGTAAGGATCGTTTAGCAAAGATCGAACAGTTTCGCGACAAAATGGATGAGGTGTATACAGCATGAATTTTTTAGGTGATCTCGTCAAGGGCATGGACAATGCAAACATCCTTGATGAGGGTGGCAATAGTTCAGAGTATTCTGGATCAATTGACACTGGTTCATATATCATGAACGCAGTATTATCGGGTTCACTCTATGGTGGTGTTCCAAACAACAAGATTACTGCATTTGCAGGTGAGTCTGCAACAGG